CCAAAACTACCGCCGAGGAAGACGAGCCAGCGGTGATGGACTTCAAGCCTAAGTTCAAAGAAGCATCTGCTCCAGAACCGCAGCGTGAAGATTCATCACCGTCGTGGTCAAATGACGATGATGAAGACGACGACAGTTTGTCGTTCTTTAAGAAGTTAGCTGAAGATTAAGGCTAAGGGTTGGACGCCAGAAATAGTCCCGTGGGGAGCCAACGGTTAGCTCCCCGTTTTTATTAGAATGCGCCAGCCATTTGACTTCTATCATTTGGATTCAAACCAAATGACGTTGAACTATCATTGTTGATAGTCACTGGTCCGTTATAAACAGGACCACTGTATGTTGGACCAACTGTGGTAGGCGCAACAACTGTATTACCACCGCCAGCAGCGGCAGCATTTTGAGTAGACATTTGTCCGATTTGCTCACCACTAGCTCCAGCAGTCGCAGCAGTAAATGACTGAGTTTCTACTCCGAATGCTTCACGGATTCTTTTGATTACATTAGTTGCTCTATCAAGTTTATCATTTCGAACTTCAGATAAAGCATTGATTCCACGAGCCACTTTGTTTCCGAAAGAACCAAATTCAGTTTCTTCAATACCTTTTAAGCCAGACAATGCTGACATAGATTTGCCAAACTCGGAAACAATAGCAGCATTATTTTTTATGCCTTCTACATTAAATTTTGCTTCTCCAAATTTTCGCATTTCATCGTAAGGAATTCCTGTTTCTCCACCAAAGAGACTGCTTATACCCGATGCTAAACTAGATAGAACATCTCCAAATCCAGCTTCAGGTTTAGTTTTAGCGTAATCTCCCATTGCTTTACCAAAAGCGGCTAGAGCTATAGCATTTGTTTCAATGCCTTCTCTATTAAATGTTGCAGCGCCAAACTTAGTCATTTCTTCGTAAGGTATGCCTTTATCTCCGCCAAACAAACCACTTATGCCATTTGCAATAGAACTACCGGCAGCGGCAAGATCACCGCTCACTTTCGCTTGTGCGTATTCAGACATTGCTTTACCGTAAGCAACTAGTGCTAAAGCATTTGATTCAATACCTTGTTGATTGAATGTAGCAGCACCGAACTTCACCATCTCGTCATATGGTAGTTTTTTATCATCACCAAGCAATGCACTTACAGCACCGCCGATAGATCCAACAGCAGCAACTAGATTACCACCGGCGTTGACGGCTGCATACTTTGCCATAGCGATTGAATACGAAACCAACGCTTCAGCATTCGCAGCAATCTTTTCTCTGTTGAATGTGTACTTATCACCAAAGTCTTGTACTTCTTGAAAAGGTGGTTTCGTATCCCCACCAAAAAATCTTGTTAAAGAGTCAGCGGCGGCACCAACAAGATTCATCGCTGACGTGCCCATATCAATAGCACTATATTTTGCCATAGCAGTTGAGTAAGCAATTAATGCTTCTGCGTTTGCTTGTATTTTTTCTTTATTGAAAGTATATTTGTCGCCGAAATCAACTACTTTCTGGAAAGGCAGTTCATCACCACCGAAGAGACCAGCAATACCATTTCCTATAGCACTGACTGCTGAACCAATACCTTCTAACGTTGAACCGCCACCAAATGCTGCCATGGCTTTACCGTAAGCGACCATAGCTTCCGAGTTATTTTGTATTTTATCTTTATCAAAATCGTATTTTTGAAACTCTAATAATTTGTCAAAGGGTGTTTTACCACCAAAAAGATTTACGAGTCCATCAGAAAGATTACTTACAATATTACCTATGCCAGCAGCGGCACCGCCTACGCCAAAAACAGCCATACCTGCGCCAACAGCGCCGATACCTTTGCCAGCATCAATCAGTTTCTTTCCGTCTAAATCTTCAAAATGTGCCATGCCTTCTACGAAGGTTGGGAGAAGTTTACCTGATATCCACGCAGCACCAGAAATACCAGCACCAATTGCAACGATTGCTCCACCTAATATACCTGCGCCAAGTAAGATAGCTGGATTAGCAAAAGCGATAAGACCTTTTGCGAGACCAGACATTCCCATGCCGATGCCTCTGCCTAATCCACCAACAAGACCGAATAGTCCACCTAACAATCCTAATGACTTTTTATCTGATGCGTCTGGTGCTGGAGTTTTAGTTGGTGTTATGGTAGCGTCTGCATCACCACCATCTTTTTTAGGATCAGCAAGTGATGCTAAACTTTCCGCTCTTGCTTGATTTTCTTTTTGTGTCTTGAAAAATTCGCTGAAATCTGTTCTAATGCCTTTTAATTCGACAATAACATTTTTAAGAGAATGATCGCTCTTTTCACGAGTCTGCTCATTATCTTTTTTTATGTCTCGAATTAGTTGTTTTAATGTATATTCAGCCATTTTTTTATGATTTCCTATTGACTTTTTCAAGAATCATAGTATAATCGCTTTATAGCGTTTCAAGTAATTACTTAGTTGGTGTTGCTGGCGCTGAAGGCTTAGGCTTATCACCACCCTTCTTATCACTGTAAGCATTCGCACCAAAGTAAGCAGCAACAAGACCAGCGATAGCAACGAAGTATGTTGGAGCAATATCACCAATGATATTTGCTGCTTTCTCAAGACCGATAGCAGAAGTAAAAGTAATACTAAACGGATACAGAAGCATACCAAATAAAGCAAACCAAGTCATCTTCCTCATGGCGTCTCTACGAGCATCAGCGTCTTCTAACTCTTTCCGCTTAAACTCAAGATACATTTCCATTTCTTGATTATCAATGTGACCATCACCATTGAGGTCAGCGCCTTTCATTGCGTCGGCATTAACTGTAACCGTCTTTTGTACTTCTTCTTCTGCCATTGAACTCTACCTTTGTTGTTGTAGTAACTTTTGTTCTTCCAAATAATCTACTAACATTTCAACGTAAAGGTCACGTTCAAAGGGTATTAAATTCTCTAGTTCAGTTATCGAATACTTATGATGCTGAACCATTGAAAAAATTGTCTTATAATAATTTGTGATATTACTATAAGACATTGTTAGGTAAAAAAACTGACCAATCCTTCTACAGCAATCTTCTTCTTTTTATTGCCTACTTTGTATTCTACGTCATGACTGAGTTTGGGCAATGTTGACAAGAATGTCATTATGTCCTGCATGTTTTTAGAAGAAAGTGAGTCAATAAAATCATCTTGCTCTTTCTTAGAGTGGTCTTTTAAAATCACAACATCGTCATCACCAACTAGAATTTTATCTACACAGTTCTTGACGATTTCCATATTGTTTTCTAAATCATTAAGCACTAACTCAGATACATCATCATACGATGGATCTTTCATAATTAGTGTCACTTGATCATTAATAACAATCTCTTTTTTATGTTCTGGGTCAAACTTGACCTTGACATCATCTAAATTTACTTCCACACTATGCTCAGACTGATCTTCTGGATCAGTGACAGTCAAACTGACGATATTATTCACAGACTTTGATCTTAGATTTAAGAAAACATATTCTGTATCATACATTGTCATCTTTGACATATCAAACTTTGGATTGAAATCTCTAATACAATTCGATATGATTTGTTGAATTGAGTTTGATATTTCTTTTCCATCTTCACTTTGAAGTGCCATTAGCAAAATCTTTTCTTCTTTTACAGTGAAAGGACGATACTTAATCGTTTCTTTCGTAGAAGGCAAATCAAGCATGAATGTAGGTGTGTCAATCTTTGGTAAAGCCATAGTTTAGTTCACTCCATTAAAATACGCCAAGTCCTCTTCCAAGAGTCCTGACTGTTGTACCAGTGTTAATCAAATCTTGTATATTACGAGGTCTTTTAATAGTACTTATCACACCAACAATAGATGCTGCTTGTGCAAGTCTTGTAAATAAACCTATAGATGTTCTTGGTCTATTTATACCACCAACGGAAGTTTGCTCTATTGACATATCATCGTATGTAAACTCTATCGGTATCTGAAGAATGGTGTCGTTTTGCTCCCATCCCATCTGTGCAGCACCAACTTGAGTTGGAAATGCATCATAAAGTGTGTAAGTTATTCTTTCAGCAGCGTCATAATCATAACCAATAATTTCTATTGTTGTAGCATAGTCTTCTTTGTAGCCAATTTCTCTATATGCTCTGTTATTCCAAATTTCACCACCATCTTGTATGATGAAATTTAACCAGCGATGGAAGAATTCCATAATCGTATACTTTGAGTCACAGAAGAAAGTTGTTGTCAGTGAATCGTTTACACGAGATAATGGCATTTTATTCGTCTGACCATATGCTATTGGTTTATAATCAAACGTATTGATTGTCTTGCCTGGTAAATTTGTTGTGCTACAGAAGAATGTAAGTTCTGGCATTGTTGCAAAACCACCGCCACCAAATACTTTTGTAGGAGGCGTAATTCTAACAATAAATTTGTTGCTGAGAGCAAGACCGCCAAATTTACCTTTGGAAATTTGCGCCCTAAAATCTGCGACATTGAATACCATTATTATCTTCCTCCAAACATTTCTCTGGAATTTTTGTAAACTTGTTGTTTGCGAATTCGTTTTGTATTCGTGTAGAATCTTTCAAGTGGTAGAAATAATGCAATGTCCCATTCAGAGGGATGAATATATATGAGTCTAGATTCGACGTGATTTATTAAATAACGATGTATCGTTGGCTTAAACCAACGAAATTTTGATGCTCCATTTAAAATATCATAATTTAATCGAAGCCTTGTTTGCTCGTCATATCTCTGATTTGTTGTTAAATCATATAAAGCATCCATTAATCTTGCACGATAAGGTAATGGTAGATAATGCATATTGATGCCTAGCCATCCCTTTTCCACTTTTTTAAAAGGAAATACGAGAGGAAATCTATCATAATAAGGAAGTGTCTCTTTATATTTTGGATCATAATGATACAAATACATATCACCAACACGAATCTGCGAACGACTGCGTTCTGGATCAGATCGTACAAGTCTTCCTGGCTGTAGTGCTGTAATCCTAGACGCTGCGTCACGATACCATTCTCGTGCTTCTTGAGTACGTGCTGGTATTTGTCCTGCACGAACGCCTTGCGTCAAGAGTTTGTCAAATACTGTCGCCAATGGTTTGCTTCTCCTTTTTCGGTCAGAACCATAAACGTCCAACCTCTATCATCACAATACTCTTGTGCGGCTCGCCACTTTGATAGATTAGTACCCCAAGTCTTCACTTCTTCGATGTACCTCTTTGTTAGCTTTGACGCTTTCTGAGGAGGCACTGATTGCACTGCGGGTTTAATCTCTACAAGAGTCACATCATTATTTATTTTCTTTATCCAGAAGTCTGGGAAATATCTATGTCTTTTACCATCTATCAGACTACGATAAGTTATGACAACTTCCTCTGATGCCCATTGAGCAATCTCTGGATGTGTATCACATCTTCTCATAAACTTGAGTTCCCACAAACTTCTATAAATAATATTTGTGGAATCACCTTTGTATTTTTTAGGGTTAGATGGTCTAAATCTTCCTTTGTACGCCATAGAATTCCACTATAAATAGTCTAAACAAGTATTTATAAAGGTTTTAAGTATGCCTGTCCCAAGATCGCCTGATGCTGTTAGAGCCCAGCGTAAACAAGATAATACATTACAAAGTTTACAGTTTCCTTCTGATTTGGGAGATACTGGTATACTTCTTTTATTTAAAGAATATTCTTATAATGAAAGAGAAACTGGTGGTCGTGGTGGCATTACAAGTGTATCTGCGGCAGGTAATATTTTAGATTCAGTTTATTTACCTTTACCAGAGCAATTGCTTGATGCTACACAGGTCAAAGTTGGTGGACAAGAGATAGGCATGTTAGGAGCTGCGGCTGCTACTGCTACCGGAGCAGTGACTGACGCCATAGGAGCTGGTAGTTTTGAGCCCATAAAAAAAGCATTAGATGATGCAAAAGTATCAAATCTTTTAGCCGCTGGTGCCGCTGGTTTTATGAAACAAGGATTAGAAAAAACTGGATTTGGTGGAGCGCAAAAAGGCATCGAAGCTGGTATGGGAGCTGTAGCAAATCCATTTCAAGCATTAGTATTCGAAGGTGTTGATTTAAAGGTATTTATGCTTAACTGGACATTTGCTCCTAAATCTAGAAGCGAAACGACTTCTATAAAAGAAATTGTTCGAATTATTAGAAAACACAGTTTACCCTTTTATAAAAATGGTAAAGTTGGAGGTAATACAATACAAGGCGGTAGAGCATTTCTAAATTATCCTAGCGTATGTGTGCCACTGATTACTGGTGTTAGTACAATTGTATTTAAACCGTGTATGATAAGTCAAATTCAAGTAGATTATAATGGTGGTGGTGAACTTGCTTTCTTAGAAGGCGGTAATCCAGCGGCAGTTAAAATTAATATAACAATGCAAGAAATGCAGATTTGGACAAGAGAAGATTATACTGCTAACATAGCAACCACGCAAAAAGAACAACTAAATGCTATTTCATCAACATAATAGAGATTGAAATGTCAAGATATTTTAGATACTATCCTAAAACACAATATCAGTTTGCTAATAGTAGTTTCTCTATTGAGAAATCGGCAACAAATATTAGTTTAAAAACAGTCTTGCTTAAAGGATTGTCTCAAGATGATCCATATCTGTATCTGAAATATACAGTGAAAGAAGGGGAAAGGGCAGAAGACATCGCAGACTTTTATTATAATGATGTTGGATTAGTTTGGTTAATATATTTTGCAAATGATATCATTGACCCTTATACACAATGGCCAAAAACGTATGATCAGTTTACAGCATATTTTAGGAAGAAATACGCAAGTCAAGCTCAACCAGCAGGAACTGATGCTGTTTTTTGGGGACAAAATACATTACGAACTGATAACATAGTTCATTGGAAAAACAATAATGATGAAACAATATTGATTAGTCCGTCTTCTTATACAAGAGCACAAACTTTCAATGGAGATTTTGTAGCCGGTGATTGGACTGCCGTTCGTTATTTTGATTATGAAATGGCAGAAAACGAAGAAATGAGAAACATATTCCTCATTAATGATGGATATGCAAGAACTATGGTAGAAAATCTGAGAAGTTTATTGAATGGCTGAAGATACTTTTGACATAGGATTTTGCGATATTCAAACTGCAACGTTAAAACGTTATGGTGAAAAAGAGGCGTTTAGTATCGCAAACTATATCTCGCAACTTACGTTCAGTGAAACAATACACACTCCCGTACTGAGCGGTGAGTTACAATTGATTGATTCATCTGGGTTGCTTGATAATTATCCTCTGTTAGGCGAAGAAATATTCACACTTAAATATGTAGATTTTTTTGAAAAAGAAATCACTCAAGAATTTCTTGTTTATGGTGTAAATAGCTATAAGTCAAACGATCAACAGAACACTGTGTTCTATAGACTTCAGTTTATTTCACCGCAACATTTTATGAGTGCGAGTAAGATTATTCAAAAAAGTTATTCAAATTTTACTATAAAAGAAATGATTGAAAAAGTATTTCGTGAATATCTTT